AGTATCTGTGTACCCTGCCATCAGTAGGACACTTGTAAGGAATGATTACTTCCTCACTGCCCCACTCAATGATACTATCATTATGATCACAGAAGTACATAAACTTTCGTTCCCACAGAGAACGATAGATTATACGAGTTGGATTACCTTTATACTTCTGTGGGTGAGTTGGTTTATAAACACCTGAATATGCCATGATAAATATAGTTGGACCAACTATAACTATTTAGCGTGTCATTAGATACTTTTATACAATCTATTGCTGCCCGTGGTGGCATGTCGATGACCAATGGTTATGATGTAGACTTTACGCTGCCTTCAGATCTTGCTACTTATCTGAACCCCTGGGTTGGAGATGTTACTAATGCTAATAGCCCATCAGACAAGGGAATCATGATTAAACTTCTATGCGACGAAGCGCAATTACCTAATGTTCAAGCAGCTACTGGTCAGATGAGTGGTAGATTTTTGGGAGAGAGTCAGATCAACTACGCATATGCAAAGTTTTATAGTGATCTATCCTTGACATGGATGTGTGATGCTGATATGATACCATTGAAGTTTGTGACTGGATGGCACTCTTATATTTTTAACGGTGGCGATCCAGATGATCCCAAGACATCAGAGCGTGGATTGAGTGCGATCAAAGGCATCACTCCAAGACCATTGAATAGAGCAGTGAGGTTAAGGTATCCAGAACAGTATATGTGTACTGAAATGAGGATCACCAAAACAGAAAAGAATGGTGCTGCCCCTAACGGTAGAGCATCTGTTTGTTACATCCTACAGAATGCATTCCCCTACTCTGTTGACTCTGTTCCTCTATCGTATGGTACGTCACAGATCACAAAGGTTACAGCTAACTTCTACTATCAGAAGCACACTGTTGTGTTTGGAGATGGAACTCGTTAATACAAAATTGACTTTTTGATTACCTGATTTCCGAAAAAAATTCCCCGCCAAAAATTTGGTCAAAAAGTCGCGCTAAATAAATATACGATTTGATTTAAACATTTCATGGCATTACCTAAACTTGGTGTACCACAGTACGAACTATCTCTACCATCTACAGGTAAGACTGTAAAGTATAGACCATTCTTGGTTAAAGAAGAAAAGATTTTGCTTCTAGCATTAGAAAGCAACAATGAGAAGGAAGTCATCAGCGCAGTAAAGAATACATTGAGAGCATGTGTTCTTTCTAGAGTAAAGGTAGATGAACTACCATCTTTTGACTTGGAATATCTATTCCTCAAGATTCGTGCAGCTGCTGTGGGTGAAGTTATTGAAATGACTGTCACCTGTAATGATGACAATGAAACCCAGGCAAAGGCCGCGATCAACATTGATGATGTTGAAGTTAAGAAACAGGAAGGGCATGATAGAAAGATCATGCTGACTGATAGCATGGGAATTATCATTAACTATCCCAGCATGGATAGATTTATTGAATCTCAATTCCTTAATAAGGATTTAGATCCAGAGCATATCTTTAACTTTATTGCTGAACATATTGATCAGATTTTTGATGGTGAAGATGTGTATGATTCTACTACCACTACGAAGAAAGAGTTTCGCGAGTTTGTTGAGAGTTTAACTAGCAAACAGTTCGAGGCAATCCAAAAGTTCTATGAGACTATGCCTAAACTTTCACACTCATTTACAGTGATCAATCCTAAAACTGGTAACGAGTGTAACTATACTATTGAGGGTCTGCAGTCTTTTTTCGCATAGCAGTTTTCCAGAATAGTCTGGAAAGCTATTACAAGACTAACTTTGCCTTGATGCAGTACCATAAATACTCTTTGACAGAGATCGAAAATATGATGCCTTGGGAGCGTGAAGTGTACACCTCCCTGTTGATTCAGCACATTCAAGAAGAAAAGAAAAAAGCAGAAGAAGCAAAGGCTCGTAGATGAACTTCACCACTCCACCACCAGAAGGAATAGTTGAATGGTACAGACCAGGAGTGGCTGGTGGTGGTCAGAAAGATCGTAACTTCGATAGATTAAAAGCGAAACTAACTGGCGGCACGGACGATAGTGGCACCAGTTATTTTTCTTTTTTAGATAAGAAATTATCTAACTCTGAAGCCGACAAGATCATTGCCAACATGAAAAAGGATACCGCTGGGTATCCTATGCTTCAAACTAGTAGCACCAGTGGTGAAGCGGAGAGATTATATCAACAGTGGATTGTAGAAAGATATTTACCAGTAAAGAGTGCTTCTACTGAAGGATTTACAGACACGACTGTTTCTAATGAACAGAAAGAGGAAGCAGTAGAAGAAGAGGCGGAAGAGGTTGTAGAAGAAGCAGAGGAAGAAGTAAAGGAGAACATAGAAGAGGCTGCTGAAGTAGTAGACGAGGCGCTTGAAGATGCTCCTATAGAAGAGGTAGAAGTTCCTCAATTTGAAGCGACACAACCAGAAGAACCTGCGGAAGAACCAGATTTATCTGACATCGTAGACTTACTGTCCCCTGGTATGCTGGCAGCAGTCAACCAAAAGACTGGTAGTAACTACGAAAAGACGCCAAAGAAACCAAAAACTTCTTCTGGTTCTGTATCTAACTCCAAGATCTTATCGACCCTTGTTACATCACTGGATGCTATTGCTGGCACACTGTCGAGTATTGATGGTGAACTGAAGAAGCAGAATGTAATGCTGGGTGAAGCACTCGGCACTACAGTTTCTAACCTGCAAGAAATTGAGACGAGTCATGAAGGACTCAATGCAAAGTTTGATGCTATCCTTGGTGCTTTCCAAGCACAGACTGCAGCAGCTGAAGAAGCATTAGACGAAGCAGAAACTGAAAGAGACATTGCTGCCGCGCAAGGACAGTCTGATACTGCTGGAACAGAAGGATTCGCTGACATTAATAAGAAGAAAGGTGGCGGCGGATCTGGTGGTGGAGGACTTTCAAAATACTTTGGGCGTATAGCTCGTTGGTTGTGGAAAAAGTTCGCTCCAAAGTGGTTGAGGTCTCGTCTTCGTTTGTTGAGAATGAAGTTCGGACCAGAAAATCTTAAACGTAGAGCTGGTAATTTCTTAAACAGTCAGAAAGAAAGAGCTGGTAATTTCTTAAACAGACAGAAGGATAGAGCTGGTAATTTCTTAAACAGACAGAAGGATAGAGCTGGTCGTTTCATTTCTAATAATAGAGATCGTATTGGCGGGTTTATTAATAGGAATAAAGAGAGAATTGGTAATCAATTTAATAGGGCACGAAATTTTGTAAGTGGAAAAGTTGATGATGCTGTTAAAGGTGCTCAAAAATTTGGTGATAATGCTGTAAAATATGGTGATGATGCTGTTAGGGCTACCAAAAGATGGGGTGGCGAAGTTATTGAAGGTGTATCAAGATTTGGTCAAAGATTTGGTGATGATGCTATACGATATGGTAAGAGAGGACTTGCTTTTGTAAGAAATTCTCCCATTGCTAAAAGAATAGCATTAGCAGGTGCTAAATTTGGTGGAAGAATGGTCCCTGTTGCTGGATCTGCTGTTAGTGCTGCTGATGCTATTGATAGAGCAAACAGGGGTGATGCTGTAGGAGCATGGCTTGCTGGTGTTGGTGGCACTGCTGGATTGGTTACCGTTGCCACTTCTCCTGCCGCAGTTAGTGGTGTTGGTGCTATCGCACCTGCAGCGGCTGAAGCAGTATCCATCGCTGCTGATACTGGACTATTAATGTATGATATTTTCAATGCTATTACTGGTAGAGAATTCACCGCTCAAGATCAGAAAATTTTAGATGAAACTCAACAGAAAGAAACTGGTGGTCTTACTAAACCAGGACTTGCTGTGCTTCATGGCACCGAAGCGATTATTCCTGCTGATAAGTTTGAAACAGGAACTGGTAATCAAAACATGGCGGGTAATTTGCTGTCACCTATTGGTGGTGCATTGATCGGAGCATCATCAAACTTCTTGACGCAAGCTGGACCAGCAGCAGCATTGATTGCTCCTATGTTTAAGCAAGTTGCTGGATCTTTAACCAATGTCTTTGATGTTCCTACTACACTAGCGCAGACAAATGTTGGTGGATCGTTTGCTGGCATTGATAGCACACTTAAAGATGTTAAAAAGAAATCCGAAGATGAAGATGAGAATATAGATCCAGATGAGTTTGGACCTGAAGGTGGTACAGTGAAAGGCAACGAGTCTATCCTTGAAAAGATGAAGGGAAACATTACTGATTTCTTCGGTGGTGCTTTGAAATTATTTGGTA